AAGCGGTAGCCAAGCGAATCGGCCCTGTAGGCATTGCTTACGGCGGCTATGAAGTATCACAAGGTCGTGTTCCTGTGCTTAGCGACGCGAAAGATCTTGCCAAGTGGGCGAAGTCCGACGAAGCCAAGATGCTTGCTGAAGCGTTTAAGGAAGACCCGACGGGCATGGCGAAAGACACATTGGAAACTCTTATCGCGCCTCTTCGTAAGAAAGTAAACCCAAAATCGAAAATTGCGGAAGAATATGGCTACGCCAAAGGTGGCGAAGTCAAAGGCGGCCACTGTCGTGGTGGCGGTAAAGCTGTTCAAGGAACCAAATTCAAAGGAGTTAAGTGATGGCTGATCCAGTCAAGAAAAAGGTCGCCGATGTGCTGACCGGTGCTGCGCTTAAAGCGGCGAAGAAGCGTGCGGCGAAGAAAACCACAACTGAACCGATCAAGACGAAAGCTCCTGAATCGGCGAAGAAAAGCCCTACTACCGGTGCTGCTGCGAGCAAAGCACTGGGTGAAGGTAAGTCCGTAACTGCTGCTGATGTAGCAAGAGCGGCGAAGAAGCAACCGGGCGGTTACAAGAACCCGGCTGCGCGTAAGCTCGGTCGCGGTCGGCGTCCTCAGCCTGCGGATATTGCAAAGAGCAAGGCGCCGAATGCCGCTGAAGCTGCAAAGAGCCTGAAGAGCAAGTCTGCTAAACCCGGCGGTGCAGCACGTCAGGCCACCGGCAACAAGAGCGGTGCTTCAGGCAAGTTCGAGAAGGGCCAGAAAAAGGCTCCGCTGACTCGTACTGAGAAGGTCGGTATTGCGGGCGCTACTTTGGGTACTGCGGCTTTCGTTGCGAAGGATCGTAACCAGAGTGGCCGTAACGTCACCAAGGCTGACAAGAAAATGACGACAACGAAGGGTTCTACCGAAGCGCAGATGGAGTCTGCTCGCGCTGCTGAGAAGAAGCGTTACGAAGCTCGTAAGAAGGCTGCTCTGGCTCGTGCAAAGGCACAGTCTGACTTCTTCTACAAGGAGTACAAGAAGAAGAAGGACTCCGAGAAGGGCTACCTGCGCGATAGCGAAGGCAAGCGTGTCAAGAGCGGCTTTGGCGAAGACATTCGTACCGGCTACAAGAAGGGCGGCCGTGTCATGAAGAAAGCCGGTGGCGGCGAAGTCAAGCCAGTCACGCCTACGCAAGCTATGCGTGTTCGGGCTAAAGAGATGGAAGGCATGACTAAAGAACAGCGCATGGCTAAGCTCAAGAAAGAGATGCCTAGAAAGCCGGGTCCGAAGCGAGTGAAGTACAAGAGCGGCGGTGCTGTTAAGGGCTGCGGCATGGCGAAGCGCGGTTTTGGCAAGGCTATGAAGAAGTAATAACCAACCTCACGGGGGCTTCGGCCCCCGTGCTTTCATGTGGAGACATGCTATGGACCCGTATTCGGTTCTAGAATACTTAAAGAAAAAAGTTGCAGAACGTGAGAAAGATCTAGAGAATGTAGTCTTGTCTGGCTCAGTTGTAGATATTAGCCAGTACAAAGGCGTTATAGGCGAGTTACGGGGACTCTCGTTTATACGTTATGAAATACGGTCCCTGCTAGAGAAAATGGAGAAAGCTGAGAATGTCTAACGTCTTCGTGCCGAAGCATATTCGGGAAGAAGAGGCTGTTGTTAATGAGGCCTCAGTTAAAGACGCATATGTCCGTTTGGACCCCACCAAGTTGGATCAAGAAGAACTTGATCGACTGCCTACTCCGTCCGGTTGGCGCATTCTGGTCCTGCCTTACGCAGGTCCGTCTGTCAGCAAGGGCGGGATCCTGATGACAGATTCCTATCAAGACCAACAAAACCGCACCACCGTGGTCGGTTACGTCGTGTCTATGGGTTCTGAAGCCTACGGCGACGAGCGGAAGTTTCCGTCCGGCCCATGGTGTAAGAAGGGAGACTGGATCGTATTTGGCCGATATGCCGGTGCTCGTTTCAAGATTGACGGCGGTGAACTCCGTTTGCTCAACGATGACGAGGTACTAGCTGTACTATCGGACCCTGACGCAATTTCACACGTATAAGGACGTGCTATGGTAGACGAAAAACTACAAGACGAAAATGAAGAGACCGTCGTCGAACTTGAAGGTGAAGAAACCGAAGAAGCAAGTGCTGAGCCCGAAGTTTCTACAGAAGCCAAAGCGGACGACGATGAGCTAGAGAATTACAGCGAGTCTGTCCAAAAGCGCATCAATCGCTTGACGAAGAAGATGCGCGAAGCTGAACGTCGCGAGCAAGAGGCTCTGGCCTTTGCTCAGGGCGTGAAAGGCGAAATGGACAGTTTGCAAAGTCGTATGAAGGAGCTGGACACCAATTACAGCACCGAGTACGAAGGTCGTGTTACGAGCCAACTAGACTCCGCGAAGCGTGCGTTTAAGGAAGCTTATGAGGCTGGCGACGTTGACAAGATGGCCGAAGCCCAGCAGCTCATGTCCAAGATCACGATTGATCAGGAACGGCTGCGGTTGTATCGTCAGAATCAGCCCAAGGAAGAGGTGGCGGCTGCGCCACAGCAGCAAGCCCCTCAACAGGCGGCTCCGCGTCCGACCCCGGATGCCAAGGCGCAATCTTGGGCAGAGAAGAACGAATGGTTCGGTACGAATGAACGCATGACGCACATGGCATTCATAACACACCGAGAACTTGTAGAAGATGAAGGGTTTGACCCATCGTCTGATGAGTACTATGATGAGCTAGACCGGAGAATGCGTCGGGACTTTCCCGCACAAATTNTCTGCAAATGATGAATCGAAGCCTGCGGCACCCAAGCCCGCCCAAACCGTCGCAAGTGCTTCGCGTAAACCAACAAGCAATGGGCGCAAGAGCGTAAAACTCTCCAAGAGTCAGGTGGAAATCGCCAGACGACTAGGGGTCCCGCTCGAAGAATATGCACGTTACGTGAAGGAGGCATAAGATGGCTGAGTTCGAAATTGAAAAAAGCGATCGCGCCCCTCGCGCTAAAACTACTCGCTCTGATATGGAGCGCAGGAAACCTTGGCGTCCCCCGTCACTTCTGGATGCGCCTGAACCCCCAGAGGGGTACAAGCACCGCTGGATTCGTGCGGAGATGGTAGGTCAGGAAGACCGTAAGAACGTGACAGCTCGTCTCCGTGAAGGGTTCGAACTGGTACGTGCTGAGGAATATCCTGACTTCGAAGCTCCGACTATCGAAGAAGGCAGACATGCAGGTGTCATCGGTGTAGGTGGGTTGCTGCTAGCAAGGGTTCCGGTAGAAACAGTCCGAGAACGTAATGCGTATTTCGCGGGACTGACTGAAAGTCAAATGGCAGCAGTGGACAACGATATGCTTCGTGAAGCACATCCGTCCATGCCGATCAGTAAACCTGATCGACAGTCTCGAGTTTCATTTGGAGGCTCGAGGAAGTAACCACTTAATGGAGATTAACCATGGCTAATGTTGACAACCCTAATGGTTTCACTCCTGCGTACCACCTGACCGGCGGTACCATTCGTCAAAAGGAATACCGTATCGCTGATGATTACGGTACCCGCATTTCGAATGGTGACGTAGTAAGCCTTACCACTGACGGTACTATCGTCATTGGCGCAGCTTCTACTGCCGCAATCGGCGTATTCGCAGGTTGTTCTTTCACCAAAGACGATGGCGAAATCGTATTCAGCCCGCACTGGCCTGCTTCGCAGTCCGTAAAGGGTTCTTATGCGACCGCATACGTCTTCGATGACCCGATGATCGTTTATCGTGCACAGTTCTCCGGCGCCTCTGGCATCGCGGTTCTGGGCGGTACCTTCGATCTTCTGCCTACTGGCAGCACCTCAAGCAATGGTCGTTCCGTAATGGAAATCGACTCTTCAGACGCTACTGACGTTCTGTTGCGTGTACTGGACTTCGTCGCTTCTCCAAGCAACGATCCTGCGCAGGACAACGCTGAAGCTTATGTCGTGATTGCTGAGCACCAGTTGGCGTTCTCCGCAACCTCTGGCGACATTTCTTAAGGAGCTAAATCATGGCAATTAATCGTGCACAACTCGTAAAAGAGCTGGAACCGGGCCTGAACGCTCTGTTTGGAATGGAGTACAACCGTTACGCTGAAGAGCATAAGGAAATCTTTGACGTCGAGTCTTCTGACCGTGCGTTCGAAGAAGAAGTAATGCTCTCTGGCTTCGGTGAGGCCTCGGTCAAGGGCGAAGGCGCTGGCGTCACTTATGACACCGCATCTGAAGCTTGGACCTCGCGTTACCAGCACGAAACGATCGCGCTGGCATTCGCGATCACTGAAGAAGCGATCGAAGACAACCTGTATGACAAGCTGTCTTCCCGCTATACCAAGTCGCTGGCACGTTCCATGCGTCACACCAAGGAAGTTAAGGCTGCCGCTGTTCTGAACAACGGCTTCTCCTCTTCCTACACCGGTGGTGACGGTATTGAGCTGTTCGCTACGAATCACCCGCTGACCTCTGGCGGCACCCTCCGTAACGAACCGTCAACCGCTGCTGACCTGAACGAAACCTCACTCGAAAATGCACTGATCGATATCGCTGCATACGTCGATGAGCGTGGTCTGAAGGTTGCTATCAACGCTCAGAAGCTGATCATTCCGTCTCAGCTCCAGTTCGTTGCCGAGCGCCTGATGCGTTCTGAAGGTCGTGTAGCTACCGCTGACAACGACATCAATGCTGTACGTAGCATGGGCTTCTTGCCGGGCGGNTACACTGTCAATCATTACCTGACTGACAGTGACGCTTGGTTCATCAAGACCGATGCTCCGAACGGCATGAAGATGTTCAACCGTTCTCCGGTTAAGACCTCAATGGAGGGGGACTTTGAGACCGGCAACGTCCGTTACA